CTGTATGTCATCCCCATGCTTGTGGCGCCCATCGTTCGCGCCTTTGCTGACGCAGCCGAGCTTGCTGGCAGGGTGCGCAGGGCCAGCTACAACGTGCGCTATGCCACTCCCAAGTGGGACTACGTCAACCCCAAGGACGATGTGGCCTCAGACCTGGATGAAGTCTTTGGCGGCCTCTCCACCCTGAGCGAGAAAATGCGCCGCCGTGGCGATGATCCCGAAGAGGTGTTCGCCGAGTGGGAAAAAGACTTCGATCGCCTCAAGTCAAGCGGCATGCTCGACGTACTGCTCATGCTGCAAAAGGGGCGGCAGATGAGCGATGGCAAGGCCTCCGCACAAGGCGCAGCGCCGCAGAAATAGCACTCTGCATAAATTGTCTCAGCGCGGGTCGCTTTGAGACAGTTAGCCGCGCAAAGTGCTTGCATGCCTCAAGCACAAGCACCCAACACAGCAGCGCGGCGTGACGAACTTCCCCTAGCGGGCCGGTCCATGGAGCTGCGCGACTTTGTGCGCGCAGCTGCTGACGCAGAGCAGGCGCGGGCCGATGCTCCGCTGGCCACGGCTTCACTGGTGTTCACCACAGGCGCGCCCGTCAAGCGCTATGACTGGTACCGCGAGCGCGCTTACGTTGAGCGCCTGGTGGTGGAAGAGGGCGCCATCCGCTTGGATCGCCTCAACCGTGGTGCGCCTCTGCTCAACACGCACAACCAGTGGAGCCTGGAGGCCCAGCTGGGTGTGGTGGAAAACCCCGCCATTCGTGGTGGCGAGGGCACTTGTGACGTGACCTTCTCCCGCCGTGAATCGGTGGCGGGCTACGTGCAAGACGTAGAGGACCGAATCATCCGCAACGTCTCGGTGGGCTACGTGCGCCACCGCGTAGAAATGGTCGCCCCCCAGGAAGAGGGTGGCCTGTGGGAGTACCGCGTGGTGGACTGGGAGCCCTACGAGGTCTCCCTGGTTCCCATCCCCGCAGACATGGACAGCCAGGTGCGAGCCGCCCATGGTACGCAGCCTGGTGACGACGCCCAGCAGCTGCGCACCTTCCCCTGCGAATTCATCGAAACCCGCGCTAGCCAAGGCGCCAACCCCGTTCCGCCCACGGTGGGCATCACCGCCGAAACCTCAACCCGAAAGGACCTCTCCATGCCCGGAACCACAGCCGCCGGCGGCACCACCGCGCCGGCCCAAAACGAAGAAACCCAGCGCGCCGCGCCAACAGCCGCTACTGCAGCGCCGGGTGGTGACGCAACTGTCGACGCGGTGCGCTCTGCTGAACAGCAACGCTCTGCCGACATCACCGACCTGTGCCAACGCCACAACGTCTCCAATCTGGCTGCCGGCATGATCCGCGCTGGCAACACCGTGGAACAAGCCCGCGCGGCCATCCTCGATGAAATCGCCCGCCGCGATGCCGCCTCGGGCGGCCACCGCAACGCCATGGGCATCCAGACCGTGCGCGACGAAATGGAAACCCGCATGGCTGGCCTTGAGCAGGCCATCCTGCACCGCGTCGCCTCCAGCACGCAGCTGGACGACAACGGTCGCCAGTACCGTGGTATGTCTCTGCTGGAGATGGGCCGCGAGTTTCTGGAGGCCAGCGGCGTCAGCACGCGCGGCATGGACCGCATGACCCTGTCCGCCCGCATGCTGCAGCATCGCAGCGCTGGCTACATGGGCACCAGCGACTTCGCCAGCCTGTTTGCCAATGTGGCCAACAAGCGCCTGCGCAATGCCTATGAAGGCAACCCCGGCACCTACACCATGTGGGCCCGCCGAGCACCCAACGCGCCCGACTTCAAGAACATCAGCGTTGTGCAGCTGGGCGCGGCACCTGACCTGCTGCGCACCAACGAACACGGCGAGTTCACCTACGGCACCATGAAAGACGGCGCCGAAAGCTACGCCGTGCTCACCTATGGTCGCATCGTGGGTCTCACCCGCCAGGCCATCATCAACGATGACCTGCGCGGCTTCGACCGCCTGATCACCGCCTTTGGCTTCAGCGCTCGCCGCCTCGAAAACCGCCTGGTGTACTCGCGCCTCACGGGCAATGCAGCCATGTCGGATGGCATCGCGTTGTTCCACGCCAACCACAACAACCTGGGCACTGGCGCAGGAAGCGCACTGCAGTTCTCGGCTCTTACCTCCATGCGCACAGCCATGCGCAGCCAGAAGGGCCTGCAGAACGAAGAGCTCAACCTGGCCCCGGCCTACCTCATTGTGCCCGCCGCGCTGGAGCAAACGGCCTACCAGCTCACCAGCAGCCAGTACGTGCCTGCAAAGCAGAGCGACACCAACGAATTTCGTTCTGGTGGCCGCACTGCACTGGAGCCCGTGGTGGAGCCCATCCTGGATGCCTCCAGCGCCACTGCCTGGTACGCCGCCGCTAGCAGCAACGCTATCGACACGGTGGAGTACTGCTACCTCGACGGTGCTGAAGGCCCGGTCATCGAGTCCGAGCCCGGCTTCGAGGTAGACGGCGTCAGCTGGAAGTGCCGCCTGGACTTCGCAGCCAAGGACATCGACTTCCGTGGCCTCTACAAGGCCAACGGCGCCTGATCGGTCAACGCCGACCCGCCGCAGTCCATCGCCCATTCCATCCTTTCACTCCACGGAGCTGAACCATGAAGAACTTCACCCAGCGCGGCGACGTGCTGACCCTCACGCCAGCAGCCGCAGTGTCCAGCGGCACTGGCTATCTTTTCGGCGCCGCACTTTTCGGTGTGGCCACCAATGACGTTGCCAGCGGTGTCGCGGGCGATTTCAAGACCACCGGCGTGGTCGAGATCGCCAAAACCAGCGCCCTGGCCATCAGCGTTGGCGACCGCCTGTTTTGGGACGCTGCAAACAAAGTGGTCAACAAAACCACGACGGCCCAGCAATGTGTCGGTGTTGCCGTCGCAGCCGCCGCCAATCCATCGGCCACCGTGCTGATGAAGATCGGCCAGTACCTGCCGGTGGCGACCTGATAGCCGGAACCTGATCGCCATGTCCCTCGCTCCCTTCGCCGCCCTCGAATCCCGCGTGAACAACGCGGTGTTCGCCCGGCTTGCCAATGCCGAAGTGTCCATCGAAGGCGGCAGCGCCTTCGGCGGCATCTTTGACGATGGCTACGCCTTGGGCTCGGTGGGGCAGTTGGGTATGGGCGCCTCCAAGCCATCCGTGGCAGTGCCATCCGCCCAGGTACCAGTGGAGCCCGCAGGCAAGGCTATCACCGTAAACGGTGTTGCCTACCTGGTGGCTGCGGTGGAGCCCGATGGCGTGGGGTCCACCCGCCTGCTGCTGGAGGTCGCATGACCGCCCCCACCGTCTTCGCCCAGGTGCTCGGCGCCATGCAGGCAGCCCTGCAGGCCGCCGCACCTGTGTCCCCCAACGTGTTCCGCGCCCGCGCCCGGGTGGTGCCGCAGCAGATGGCTACGGCCATCGTGGTGCGGCCTGCCCAGGCAGAGCGCGACGCGTCGGTGGGGCAGGGCGCCATGGCGCTGTGGCTGACGGCTGTGGCGGTGGAGTGCTACGCACGCGGCACCGCCTCCAGCCCGGTGGATGTGGCGGTGGACGAGCTGATGGGCGCGGCCGTGCAGCGGCTGATGCAAGACCCATCCCTCGGCGGCCTGGTGGGGTCCATCGACCCCCAGGGCGTGTCCTGGGATTTCGACGTGGACGGCGAGCAAACCGCCTGCGCCACGGTGACTTTTTACGTGCGGCACGCCACGGCGTCTGCGTCTTTCTTCTGACTTTTCACCAATCGAGGTAAACGAAATGGGACAACCAATTTTCTGGACCAACGTGGGTATCGATGTGCAAACGGCCTTGGCGCCCGCTATCTCCCTCTCGGCCATCAGCAAGGCGACCACGGGCGTGTGCACCTACACGGGCGGTACCAATCCGGCAAACGGCGACTACATCGTGCTCACGGCCAGCGGCATGAGCCAGGTGAATGACCGTCCGTTCCGCATCGCCAACGTCAACACCACCACCAAGACGTTCGAGCTTGAAAACGAAGACACCACCGCCTACGACACGTTCATCAGCGGTAGCTTCCAGATCATCACCTTCGGGGCTTCGTTCAACAGCGTGCAGCAGATCAGCCCCAGCGGTGGCGACTACGAAAAGGCCGATGTCACCACCATCCACGACCAGGTGCGCAAGAACGTGCCCACCATCGCAGCACCCCTCACGCTGGGCATGACCAACTACTTCGATCTGGCCGACCCTGGCTTTATGGAGTGCAACAAGGCCTACAAGTCCAAGACCAAGCGCGCTATCCGTCTGCGCTTCGGTACGGGCGCAAAGATGCTCATGGTCGGTTACGTGGGCGCCGCTGGTGTACCCACCGGTCAAGCCCAGGGCGTGGTGCAAACCCCCGTGTCCATCGAGGCGCAGAACCTCCCCACCGTCTACGCGAGCTGATCGCGCAGCGCGCATGCCGCACCCCGGCATGCGCACGGTTTCGTGCGCGGCACGGTGGGCTGCAAGGCCCGCTGGCTCCGTCTTTGCCCGAGCGGGCACGCCGCGCACTCCCTTCCCATCGGGCCTTTGATCGGGCTTTTCCCATGTCTATCTCTCTCGTCATTTCTCCCAAGGTCAAGTTCCCTGTGAAGGGGAGCATCAAGAACGAAGCTGGTGTGGACCAGCCGTTCGACTTCACCCTCACCTGCAAGCGCCTCGACACCGAGGAAATCCAGGGCAAGAAGAGCGAAGACGGCTCCTACGTGTACGTGGACTTCATGGCCGATGTCATCGAAGACTGGTCCGGCGTCAAGGACAAAGACAACCAGGCCGTGCCCTACACCACCGACGCATGGCAGGCCCTGAGCAAGATCCCCGGCGTTGCCGCGCTCGCCTGGCACACCTACATGCGCGAGAACGGCGCCAAGGAAAAAAACTAGCCCAGGTCGCCCGCCGGATCGCTGAGCACAACCATGCGCGCCACTCTGCCCAACAGCCACAGCAGCCGGGTCCAGACCCGACCAGCCTCATGGGCGGGCTGCTCTCGCAGCTGGCGGCCGTTGGTGCGTTTGACGCGCAGGGCGAGCCAGACCCCGGGGGCGACATCGTGTACCTGTGGCCTGAATGCGTTGATGCATGGGGCCACTGGCAGCAGGTGCAAACCCAGTGGCGCTCCGGCGTGGCTGGCGCCACGGGCCTCGACTACACCGGCGTGCGCGCCTACCTGGACGAGCAAGGCATTGAGCCCGGCCCCGAGCGGCGCGAGCTTTTTGCCTGCCTGCAGGCCTGCGAGTTCGCAAGCCTTGAAGCGTGGTCCGAGCTGCGCGCCAAAGAGCCACCGCCACCACCCCCAACCAACCGGTAACGCTGCATGACCGCACCCATTGGCATCACCCTCAGCCTCGACGGCGTACAAGCCACCGAGCAAGGCCTGCGCCGTGTGGCTGGCGGGGTGGACGCCGTTGGTGTGTCCGCCAAGCAGACGGCCGCCGCATTGCGTGGCGTGCCGGCACAGTTCACCGACATCGTCACCAGCCTGGCCAGCGGCCAGCAGCCGCTCACCGTGTTCCTGCAACAGGGCGGCCAGCTCAAGGACATGTTCGGCGGCGCGGGCAATGCGGCCAAGGCGCTGGGCGGGTACGTGGTGGGGCTGGTCAACCCGTTCACGGTGGCGGCGGCTGCTGGGGTGGCCTTGGCGGTGGCGTACAAGCAGG